AAGGCTATGGGGTTTCGTTTTCCTGCACAAATTAGATTTGACTCCATTATTCTTTCAGATGAAAGTGCGGCTAAACAGCTATTAATCAATCTCGCCGACCGTGCAATTATTTCTAATGAAACTATTCTTGAAAGATTTGGGGAAATGCCAGACATTGAAAAGACAAGAATCCGCAGAGAAGAACAAGCTCGTAGAAACGACAATACAACACCTCAAAAGGCATCGCCGTATCATAATCCAAACTTGCGTAACGATATATCTAAAGTTCTTGTTACAAAAGACGGATTGGATAATTCATTTTATGATGAGCTTGACCTTCCTAAAAAAGACCTTCCAATCGCAACTCCTACTGGTGGTGGAACACAGAACAATTCAAAATCACCCGAAGGTAATCCACAAGGGGGAAGACCTCTAAATACCAAGGATTCTATAAAGCGAAAAACTAAACGTGTTCTTCCTAAGTCTGGAGAGTCTACTGCTGTGTTATGGGCATTCAATGCTCAAAAAACAATAGCGGAGACGGTGACCCCAATGATATTAGATTTTTACAATAAAAAAAATGTAAGGTCATTAACTAAAGGAGAATTTGATCAGTTAGAATATTTAAAACTATGTTTACTAACTGGATTAGAACCATTTATTGAACTAAACCCAGAAATTATTAAAAGCCTTATAGACTCTGCTCATAAACCAACTCAAGCATTCGTTAGTAAAGTTAGCGATGAAATAGAAAACTTTGTGTATATTAATAATAGAAAGCCAACTGTTGATGAAATGAAATATATATATGCAACGGTTTACACTGAACAGACTGAGGTAAATGCATGAAAATATACAAAGCAGAAATTAAAGATGGTATAGGAGAACTAGTTCAAAGCAATGCTTCTATTGCAATGTACTCTGAAGTAGAGTCTTATATACCTACTCAAAAAGATCTTCAGGTTTGCAAAGCCATTGCAGAAAATAAAAACCAAGTCGATTTATATTATATGAAATCTATTTTAGCTAGTGTTGGTTGGAATAAAAACGACGATGTTTTTGATGCTGCTGAAACTTGGAAAGCTAGAACTACGCCAGAAGATAAGCAATTTAATTATATGCACGATGAGAAAGATATTATTGGGCATATAACTAGCGCATCTGTTGTAGATGATATTGGAAATAGAGTAGATGATATTAATGAAAATAATCAACTTCCTGTGTATTTTGATGTTGTAATTGGCTCTGTACTCTATACTAGCTGGTCTGATCAAACTCTTAAAGGTCGCATGAAAGATATCATTAGTGATATTGAAAGTGGAAACACATGGCATGTATCAATGGAATGTCTATTTCCAGCATTTGATTACGCTCTTATTGATTCCAAAGGCGAGAATAAACTTATTAAAAGAGAAGAAACTTCAGCTTTTTTAACTAAGCATTTAAGAGCTTATGGCGGTGGTGGCGAATATAATGGGTATAAAATAGGTAGACTATTACGTAACTTTTCTTTTTCTGGGGTTGGTCTGGTTAAGAAACCTGCAAACCCTAGAAGTGTTATACTAAATAAATCAAAATCAATATTTTTTAATGAATCAAAAGCCGAGGAGATAACTATGCAAGATGATTTAGAAGTTCTAAAGGCTGAACTCGCGGAAGCAAAAGAAGCTGCTGACAAGATGAAAGATAAGATGAAAGAAGAAGCTGAAAAAGCTAAGAAAGCTAAGTCTGAAACTGAGGTCACTGTTGCTTCTCTTCTTTCTCAACTAGCCGAAGTTCAAGAAGCTCTTGCCGTTGAAAAAACTGCAAAAGAAAAGATGCTAGAAGAAATGAAGAAGATGAAAGAAAAAGCTGCTATGAATGAAGAAGAAGTAAATAAAATGAAAAAAGAAAAGATGATGATGAAGCGCAAAGCAGAACTAGTTGATGCTGGCATTGCCGAAGCTGAACTAGAAGAAACAGTCGCTAAGTTTGAATCTCTTTCTGATGAAATTTTTGAAACCGTGCTTGCTGCAATCAAGAAAGTTGCAACATATCCGGTTGAAAAGAAAGTTGAAGCACCGAATACTCCAGTCAATGTATATGTGCGTAAATCAGTACAAGCTTCCGAAGAAATTGATGCTAACGAAGCTGATGCTTCAGTATTAGAAACGGCTGAAGCTGACGAAACACAAATTCCTATGGCAGAAAACGCTGAAGAAGAATCAATCAGATCTTTTGCGAGTGAATGGTTTTCTAAGAACGTCCTAAAAACTACAGCTAATATTAAATAATTAAAGGAGCTATTAAAAATGGCATTAAAAGGCGACCGTTACGAATTACAAACTGATGTCTCATACTTCATGAATGAAGTTGCCGAAAGAGGTGGTGTTGTTACACTATCTTCTTCAGCTACTCCTTCAGGCGCTGCTATGGACACAGCTTCAAACGTAGTTACATACGTTGCTAACCCATCTGGTAAAGTTGCAATTGGCATTCTTTTAAATGATATGGTTAATATAGACCTTACCCGTCAGCACATCAACTGGCACAAAGACGAGCTTCAAAAAGGTGGTAAAGTTACCGTCCTTCGTAAAGGCTATGTTGTTACAAATAGAATTTCAACATCGGGAACTCCAGCTGCTGGAGATGCCGCTTATGTTGCAGAGAGTGGATTGATTTCACTGTCTGGTAAGGCCGTATCTTTGGATGCGGGAGCTGCAAGAATCGGTCGCTTCTTAACAGCGAAAGATGCTGACGGTTACGCCAAAGTCGAAATCAACCTTCCATAATTATAAAAAAGGAGAACATTAGAATGTCATTAACTCGTCCAAGTCAAGATTTTATCGATCTTCTAAAGCGTTCTGGTAATTCAGATAAAGCTGTTGCACTTGATGCACAGAGAGAAATTGCCAAAGCTTTAGAACTTCCACTACGTAAAGGTATTATGTTCGGCGATGTCGTAACAGGCATTTTCGAAAAGATGGTTCTAGAACCGGGTTCTTCACCAGAATTCCCACTGGATCTTCTTGCTCCGGGTACTGAGCGCGATTATACCGCCTATACCAATCCGGGCCATGGCCGCATTCCTGAAAAGCATGTTGAAGGCGATTACGTCATGGTTAACACCTATGGCATCACCAACAGCATTGACTTCCTTCTTCGTTATGCTCGCGAAGCCCGTTGGGACATCGTAGCTCGCGCTATGCAAGTTCTTGAGGCTGGTTTCGTTAAGAAGATTAACGACGATGGCTGGCACACAGTTCTTGCTGCTGCTGTTGACCGCAATATCCTCGTCTATGATGGCGATGCTGCTGCTGGTCAATTTACAAAGAGATTGATTTCTCTATGTAAGACTGTCATGTTACGCAACGGTGGTGGTAACAGTGTTACAGCCACAGGTCGTTTAACTGATTTCTACCTGTCACCAGAAGCTATCGAAGACGTTCGTAACTGGGGTATTGACCAACTTGACGACACATCACGCCGTGAAGTTTACCAATCAGCCGATGGTGGCGCTCCTATTACACGTATTTTCGGTGTAAATCTAACTGGCTTATTTGAATTCGGTGACGGTCAAGAATACCAAACATTCTTCACATCAGATCTAGCTGGTTCGCTTGGACCAAACTCTGACGTTGAATTGATTGTTGGCCTAGACCTAAACGCTCGCGATTCTTTCGTTATGCCAGTTAAGAGAGAGGTAGAAATCTTCGAAGACGAAGCTCTACACCGTTCACAACGTCAAGGTTATTATGGATGGGCTGAAATTGGTTTCGGCGTCTTAGATAATCGTCGTGTCTTAGCTGCTAGCTTCTAATTAAAGCTAAAAAATAAAAAAAATAATAATAGAGAGTGGGCCATAAGCCCGCTCTTTATTTTTTTGTGTATATAATGATAGTAAATATATATACATTATAGGAGAAAAAAATGGGAGCATTGAGTAATTATTTAGAGTCTGGAATTATAAATCATGTATTTAGAGCATTTGCATATTCTGCTCCATCTACTCTATATATTGGACTGGTCAAAAGTTTTGTTCCTCAAAATATTGAGAATGGAATAGTTGATGAGCCAGCAACAGGATCATATACAAGAAAAGCTTACGCCTCAAATGCCACAAACTGGATTACCCCATATACATCTGGGACTGCATTAAGCACTCATAACACTAGCCCCATTGAATTTCCTATTGCAACAGCAAATATCGGAGATATATCTGGAGTATTTATTTCTGACAATGTTTCCAGTGGGAATATATTATTTTATGGACAGTTATCATCGCCTAGAAATATTAGATTGGATGATCAATTTGTATTTTCTAGCGGAGCTTTAAAAGTTTCATTTGATTAATAAGATAATTAGTTTCACTTTATACAGGAAAAGATAATGCCATTAATTCAAAGAAACCAAATTACATTAAGTAATATAGTATACAGTACTGGAAATTATGTAAATCCCAACTGGATTATTAGTTTATCTCCTGCAAAAGTTGGTAGTGGAATTGCCCAATGGAACGCCTCGCAGATTCAAGGGTTTCCAGTTTACACGGGCGGTATACAGTCTGGTAATGTATTAAGCTGGAGTAGTTCCGGTTGGTTTCCAAATAGAGACATATCTACTTCTGGCAGAATTACTGTTGCTAGCGGAATTAGAATACCTAGTGGCGTTCCATCCATAGTAGATAATATTTTATATGCTAGTGGTTCAAATTTATTTTGGAATGGTAGTGGAATAGTAGCTGGCGCTGGTTCTATTGGAAGCACAGGATTAACCGGAGCGACAGGTTTTACTGGTGGAACTGGTGCTACTGGCGTTACAGGGTTCGTTGGTGGAACTGGTGCTACTGGTGTTACAGGGTTCATTGGTGGAACTGGTGCTACTGGTGTTACAGGGTTCATTGGTGGAACTGGCGCTACTGGTGTTACAGGTTTCATAGGTGGAACTGGCGCTACTGGCGTTACAGGATTTATTGGTGGAACTGGTGCTACTGGATTCATAGGTGGAACTGGTGCTACTGGTGTTACAGGTTTCATAGGTGGAACTGGCGCTACTGGCGTTACAGGATTTATTGGTGGAACTGGTGCTACTGGATT